AAAAAATGTGATGAGAGATCCTGAAGAACAGACTGAGACTGTTCAGTCTCAATATTTATTTCCTAATCAAATTGAATATGAGTCCTTTTACAATTACATACAGGAATTAAGGAAGGGGTTCAGTTTTCAGGAGGTACCTTATGGAAGACACTCAAAAGTAACAATACCTGTTTGGGGAGAAATCAATCTATCAGAGACTCCTTTAATTGACATTGTGAAAAGGCAATGGTTCAATCATCCTTCTGTGCATGTGTCTCGATCTGTATTTAGGCTCTTATGGGGAGAATGCAAAGCAAAGTATAGATTTCTCAGAGATACATATGATGAGACTATCAAATGTTCTGGATTAGATCATATAGAATTATATAGTTTTTTACAGTCTGCCTCAAAGAAAACACGAAAGATAACTTTGCAGGATACTTCTGTTAGAAATCCAGATCTGATATCTGCATTGACTAGAATATACTGGCCTCAGATCAAGGTGAGAACTTCACAGATGAGTGTAGATCAGTCCATTCTCACATTACGACACATGTTGATGTGTGCAACAAATTTTTTCTTCTCACGAAAACATAAGCAGAGAGTTGTTAAACAAATCTTGCAAAAGTCAAACATGGTCAGAATGACTCTCAAGGATTGCCCTATGAGGAGTAGAAGAATTAAAGTCATTACAGACTGGTTGATGAACCAAGATAAAGCATCTGTGATTAGAGACATCCCCTATGCAAAGAATGGTGTGATGGGATTCTTTGTAAAGAGACAAGATAGACAATGGGATTCTAGAGGTAAGGTCTCTTATTCTGGAGAAGGCTTATGGGTAGGCTCAGTATGCGACATCCCTTGTAGGCTTGAGATCAAAGGGCGCACTTTAGTCAGGATTCATATAAAATACTTGCAAGATTCTGTGAGTCTCTCCAAGCGCCTGAAATTACTATGCACAGAACTCTCTTTAACCCCCCCTGAATTCCCAATTCCATCCAAGTCATATTATTACCTCAATTCTAAGGGGCACTTCATAGTATCTCCGATAGCAGTGCAGGATTGCTTTGCTGTTGAGACGAATAAAGACCAAGAATTTCCTGAATTAGAAGCCTTGATAAAAAAAGACTGGCATGTTGAAATATCAGGGAGTACAATTAGATTGTGTTATGAAGAAGATATAATGCAAGGAGATACAAAATTTGTTACAATAATTAGTGACACTTTCACATCCAGAGATTGGTCTCCTCAACTGACACCTAAGGATTTGTCATGGTGTAAGAGTAGAATATTTTCTAGCTATTGCAGAGGAGAAGGAATCATGCCTCATATACTTTTAGAGGAACTTAAAATTCAACCTAATAGGGAATACATGTCCAATTTGTTATCTCGAATGTCC